TCCATCAACTTACATGGGTGGCTCTGACTTGCCATCTGAGTTGCGGTGGTCGGCAACTAACCGTCAAATGAATGGTCTTGCTTTTGCGATTGTAAAAATGAATTACAACCGTGATGCAGAAACCACAAATATGCAGACGTTGACTTATTCTGTCAGTCATTACCTTAACGGTACTGGCGCTGCAAAGCCCGGTGACGTTTGGTATGACTACATCACAAACGAAAAGTACGGCGGCGCTATGCCAGCAGACTTGGTAGATTCTGCCTCTGCCACAGCATTAAACACCTACTCTGATGGCGTAATACCTTACACAGATACAACAGGCGCACAAACACAACCTCGTTACCGCATCAACGGTGTTATTGATACTGGTCAATCGTGCTTAAACAACATTAACTCAATAATGATTGTGTGCGATTCTTGGAATCAATACAACGCAGCACAAGGCAAATGGAGCGTTGTCATTAACAAGGATACGTCAACAGCATATGCGTTTGATGATGACTCAATTGTTGGAGAGATTCGCGTCAGTGCTTACGACATTACAAGCAGCGTGAACCAGATTGAAGCCGAGTTTCCTAGAGGCGACAACCGTGACCAATCTGATTTTGTCTATATTGAAACTCCAGCAGGTCTGCTGTATCCAAACGAACCAATCAACAAGCAGTCGGTTCAATTTGCAATGACCAACGATTCGGTACAGGCGCAGTATCTTGCAAACCGAATTCTTGAGCAAGCCCGTGAAGACCTGATTGTGAGTTTTAGCACAGCATATGTTGGCATTCAAGTTGACGCTGGCGATGTGGTGACTGTGACCAACTCATCTTATGGATGGTCTAACAAGCCGTTCAGGGTGATGCGTGTGTCTGAAGTGTCTTTGCCTGATGGCAACCTTGGCGCATCGTTTGAGTTAAACGAATACAACGCACAGGTGTATGACGATCAGGACATTACAAAGTACATTCCAGCCCCTAACTCGGACTTGCCTGACCCATCCTACTTTGGCCCTGTTCCAGCGCCTGTAGTGACCTCTACATTCCCCAATGCTGCTGTGCCTAGTTTTACTGTGCAGCCATTCATGACTTCTGCTAGTTTTGCAACGTATGCGGAAATATGGTATTCCGCATTTGCAACTCCAACTGCAACTCAGCGATTGCTTGGTGGAACGACATCACTTCCTAGTAACGGTGTTCCTTATACTGCTGGTCAAACATTGCCAACAGTAAACCTGCAAATTCCTGCTGGCAATTGGTATCTGTTTGCTCGTCTGGTTAACCCAATTGCAAACAGCGAGTATTCTCCAGCATCGACTGTGTTCAACTGGAGGCCAACAACCTTTCAGTATGTTGAGAGATACATTGCTGTGGCTTATGCAGACAACGCAACAGGCACATCAGGGTTTAGTACAAACCCTCGCAACAAAACATACTACGGTTTGCTCAACGTGCCGACAGCTAACGGAAGCACAAACCCGGCTGACTACACATGGTACGCAGGTAGTTTTGGGACAGGCAACTATTTGCTGTTTGCCAACAGAACAAACCGCAAGTTTAGCTTTGCAATAGGTAACGCTGGCTTCGCAAACTTGGGTGGTGCGTTTGTGCCATCAGAGACTTCTTTGTATGACTCATCTGTATGGGGCGCATTGGAAGATGGCTTTAACTTTATTGACCTTGACCAGCGCACAGGACAATTAACGCAAGCTGGCACAACAGCCATTAGTTCTGCTGATGGTTTGCTGAACGTCACCAACAACACAAACGGCTCAATGGTTGTGTCATTGGAAAGGTTCTTAAACTTTGGCTCTGGCGTTTACTCCAAATCTTTTTCCGCAGCAACTTTGACCGTAGACATTTTTGGTCGTGTAGTTGGCTTTACAGAACAGGATCAATTCTTTTACACAGAGTCAGTTTTTGTTGCCACAGCAAGTCAGACATCATTTTCTGTCACTCACGTTGTAGGCAACATCCTTGTGTTTAAGAATGGTTGCTTGTTGGACACATCTTTGTATTCAGAGACAACAACGACTGTTGTGTTGAACACTGCTTGCGCTGCTGGTGAAATTGTTATTGTTTACAACATGAGAGCAGTTAGCACAAGCCAATACTATGAGGTGCTTGGAACAACAATCGTATCAAGCGGTTCAACCACTATTGTGTATGGCGATGCCACAGACCAAATCATTGAGGCTGGTGACAAGTTGTGTTTTGCCGCAGCGCAACCAGACCCTGCGTCTACACAAACAACATTTACGGTTCAGTCGGTTAACGTGTCTACAAAGACAATTACGTTCACAACCACCATCTCTGGTGCAACAGCAGGTCTTGGCGTGTTTAGGCAACGTGCTGCTGGCGCTGCTTACAGGCCGTTTAGTCGTTACACATATGATCTAGTCAACGTATCGTCTATTGACCCTACAAATGTAACTGTGCGTAATGGTTTTGAATGTGTGTATGTCAATGGAACTCAATTTAGTGAGATTGACTATGATTTGTCAGGCAATGCAATTACAGGCTTCCCTGCTAACGTAACAGGCAAGATGACGCTTATCATGTACGCAGAGAACAACCTTGGCATCCCTGCGTCTAACGTGACAAACACTGTTGCCTATTCAGTAAGCGGCGCATTGACATATCCGTTTACAAGCAATCCTTTGGCGCTTGAGGTTTACGCAAACGGCGTATTGCTTGCCCAAGGCAGTGGTTTGGATTACACGGCAACCACATCAAACTATAATTTGGTAACGGCGTTTAACAACAACTTTACCTTGTTGAATCAGCAAACATTTGCTAAGATTGGCCCTGCATAAGGATATGAAATGACTCAAGCCTTTAACCTTTCACAGCTTGCAAACAATCTAGATTCGTCTGGTCGTTTGGACGCGACTGACGGATTGGTCAACGCAGTTCCTGTTGCCAACGGCGGCACAGGAGCGTCATCTGTTGCCGCTGCCGTATCAAATCTTTCTCAGTCAATTTATCCAATTGGCTCTATTTATATCAATGCAAGCGTAGCAACAAATCCTTCTACTTTGCTTGGATTTGGCACTTGGGTGGCTTTTGGTGCTGGTCGCGTGATGGTGGGTTTAAACAGCTCCGATTCCTTGTTTGATACGCTTCAAGAAACAGGTGGTAGCAAGGACGCTACGCTGGTTAGCCACACCCACACAGCCACATCGAATGTCACTGATCCCGGCCACGCTCATAACCTTACATTTAACTCAAACCTACAGAGCTTGGGAACTGCAAGTATTGCGCTTGGTGATGATCTTATAACCACGCCTTTAAATGGTTTTATTGCCAGCGCCCAGACGGGCATTTCGGTTGCTACAACAATTGCATCTACGGGCTCTTCAGGCGCTAATGCCAATCTTCAGCCGTATATTACCGTGTCTATGTGGATACGGACTGCATAAAAGGAGCGAAACAATGCCAACTACACTCCGCAATACGGATATTCTTATGAATAGCGGCGCGGCAATTCAAGACCCTCCGGGTACGGCTCCGGGATATGTTGCACGCGCATGGGTAAATTTTAACGGCACGGGAACTGTGGCAATTAGAGCATCTGGCAACGTGTCATCTATTACTGACAACGGCGGTACAGGAGATTACACAGTAAACTTCACAACTGCAATGTCGGATGCAAACTATTCGGTAATATCCACCGTCACGCAGGTTAATGATTCAAACACTTCTGCTGGTAGTTTGCAACTAAAATTAAGTGGCTCAACTCCGCAAATGTTCACTACTTCCGTGCGATTTCAAGCAGGATACGGGTCGAACTTTTCAGCAGACCCAGTAACGGCTTGTGTTGCCATCTTCCGTTGAAAGAAAATAATGAACAATAAACGCATAATCTACCCCACACCTGAAGGTGGTGTGGCCGTCATTATCCCCGCACCCGAATGCGGCCTGACCATTGAAGAGATTGCCGCCAAAGATGTGCCAGAGGGCAAGACTTTTCAAATTGTCAATGTCACTGATATTCCTGAAGACCGCACGTTCCGCAACGCATGGGAGTACGCAGAATGATAACTATCAATATTGACAAAGCTAAGGAAATTGGTCACGAGATGCGGAGAGCAAAGCGCACTGCCGAGTTTGCACCTTTGGATATTAAAGCCACAATTCCATCGGAAGCTGCTGCTGCGGAGGCTGATCGTCAAGCTGTGCGCGAAAAGTACGCTTTAATTCAGAATGAAATTGACTCCTCTTTAAATATTTCCAAGTTAAAGTTAATTGTTGATTTGCTAAAATAACACATTAAGATAAGACATTACCGTAGCCCTGCGAGATAGCAGGGAGCGTCACCACCCGAGCTTTGGGGAACCTTATGGCTGTCTTTAATAAAAACACACTTACGCAAGTGTCTGGGTTTGACAACCCTATCATTGCCGGAGAATTGGTTTGGGATCAGCAAACTTTTTGGAATTTCAACCTGAAAAGTGCTGACAATGTAACCCCGCTAAACCTAACTGGCGCAACAATTGACGCTCAGATTGTTCGCCGCAACGTCACAAACATTCAAGATACCCGCAATGGGTTGACGTTTGACATTGGCAACTACACGCCAACACCCCCATCCATTCCGTTGACAATTACAAACCGCGACAACCTCACTGGTGCTTTTACACTGGTGATTGACAGCGCAGCTTGGGGGTTGATGGACAATGACCCCGGACTAGACATCAACGCACAGAACTGCGTTGGATACTCAGGCCGAGTAAAAATTGGTTTTCCTGCTGTGGGCACAACAGTTCCTGCTGACGATGCAATTATCTTTTTGATGTTTTTGGTGCGCTCTGACGGTATCGTTGTGGAGTAAACATCATGGCAAGCGTCAATGTTTCGGTACAAAGCGGTAACAGCTTGATTGCAAATGTTGAAACGACTTCACAAGTCATCAACTTAAATAGCACAAGCATTACTGCAAGCATCACTCCAACACCAAATCAAGTTATCAGCCTTGATCGTGGCTTGGTTGGCCCTCCGGGTCCAAACGCCATCGGCGTTTATCCAATTAGCGTGTCAAATCCGTCCAACTACGATGCGCTAATGTTTTTAGACAATGAATGGACAAACGTACCACAAGTGGAAATCACTGATGGCGGCAATTTTTAAGGAATAGCATCATGGCAAACACAATTCGCATCAAGCGCAGAGCAAACGGCGGTGGTGCTGGCGCACCCGCAACCCTTCAAAACGCTGAACTTGCGTTTAACGAACAAACCAATGTGCTGTACTACGGCACAGGCACAGGCGGCTCTGGTGGCAGCGCAACCAGCGTCATCCCAATCGCTGGCACAGGCGCTTTTGTTGATACGTCCACCAATCAAACAATTGGCGGCACAAAGACATTCAGCAGCACTATTGCTGGTTCTGTCACAGGCAACGCTGGCACGGCAACCACTTTGGCAGCAGGCCGAACAATCGCCATTACAGGCGATTTGTCATACACCAGCGGCTCATTTGACGGCAGCGCCAACGTCACTGGCACTGGCACATTGGCAACCGTCAACAGCAACGTAGGCACATTTACCAAGATCACCATCAACGGCAAAGGTTTGGCAACTGCTGGCTCACAGGCAAGTCTGACAGACCTGTCTGCACCAACGGCGGCGTTTGGCTTTAACAACCAAAACCTGACTAACCTTGCCGACCCCGTAAACGCACAAGATGCGGCAACCAAGTCATACGTTGACAGCACGGCGCAAGGTCTTGATACCAAGGCATCTTGCGTTGTAGCGTCTACCGCAAACATTGCGACTCTAAGCGGCTTGCTGACAGTTGACGGCATCACAGTTGCTGCTGGCGACCGTGTGTTGGTGAAAAACCAAACGGCACAAGCTACCAACGGCATTTATGTGGCAAGCGCATCAGCTTGGGCGCGTTCGTCCGATATGGATGCTTGGGCAGAGTTCCCTGCTGCTTACACCTTTATTGAGCAAGGCACAACGCAAGCTGATACTGGTTGGGTTTGTACCGTCAATGGCGGTGGAACTCTTGGTACAACGCCTGTGACTTGGGCGCAGTTCAGCGGTGCTGGTACTTATAGTGCTGGCACAGGCTTGGCCCTTACTGGAACAGTCTTCAGCATTGCAAATACGGCAGTTACCGCTGGCAGCTATGGCAGCGCATCACAAACGCTGTCAGCAACTGTTAATGCTCAAGGCCAACTGACTGCGTTGTCTGCTCAAGCAATTGCAATTGCCAACACACAAGTGTCTGGTCTTGGCACAATGTCTACGCAAAACGCCAATAGCGTTGCAATCACTGGTGGTAGCATTATTAACCTGTCCACCTTTGACGGCATCACAATTGACGGCGGCACATTCTGATTTTTACCCGGCTAGATAGCTGAAAAGGGGGCCACATGGCAAATAAAATTCAAGTCAAGCGTTCAGCAGTCAACGGCAAAGTGCCAACAATTGCTGACCTTGACCTTGGCGAATTGGCGATTAACACGTTCAATGGCAAGTTGTTCATCAAGAAAAATGATGGCACTGCGTCCATTGTTGAGCTTGGTCAAACTGGACCTACTGGTCCGACTGGTCCTGCTGGTCCGACTGGCGCAGCGGGACCGACTGGTCCAACAGGTTTAACTGGACCCACTGGCCCTGTTGGTCCTGCTGGCCCTGTTGGTCCTGCTGGCCCTACTGGAGCCGCTGCAACTGTTGCTGTTGGCACAACTACAACTGGCCCTGCTGCTGTAACAAATAGCGGAACCACATCTGCGGCTGTTTTTAACTTTACCGTTCCGCAAGGGCCAACTGGTCCAACAGGGCCTACGGGGCCTACTGGCCCACAAGGACCGCAGGGAATTCAAGGTGCTCCGGGTCCAACTGGCCCTATTGGTCCAATTGGTCCGACTGGCCCACAAGGACCGCAAGGCATTCCCGGCCCTACTGGACCTACTGGGCCAACTGGTCCGACTGGCCTTGGTTTTGCGGGTTTAACTTCAACATCTTCCGTGGCAATTGGTACTGGAGCAAAAACCTTCACCACCAATTTAGCATCAACCGCAACAGCATTTGTTGCTGGTCAATATGTGCGGGTTTTTAATACCGCCACTCCCGCTAACTTTATGGAAGGCACGATTACCAGTTTCAGCAGCACAACTCTTGCTCTAAACGTGGTACTTGTTGGAGGTGCTGGAACATTTACAGCGTGGACTTTTACTGATGCAGGCATTCAAGGAGCAACAGGTCCAACAGGTCCAACAGGTCCAACTGGACCGACAGGACCACAAGGCCCTCAAGGCATTCAGGGTATTCAAGGACCTCCGGGGCCAACGGGTCCTATTGGTCCAATTGGTCCTACAGGCCCACAAGGACCTCAAGGAATTCCCGGACCAACTGGCCCAACAGGACCAACAGGACCAACAGGGGTTACTGGTTTTGTTGGAGGTATAAGATTTTCTTTTAGCACTACAACAACGCAAGGAATTAGCGCTGAAGGACAAATTAGATATAACAGTGCCACTATTGCAAGTGTTACAAGTTTATATATTAGCAATAGGTCTGACAATGGTGAAAACGTAGCCAATTGGCTTGCTTCTTTTGGTGATGCAACCGGACCCAACAAAGGTTATGTAATTATCAACAACGCAAACAATTTTGCATTAGCCAACACCTTCCAAGTAAATGGCGCTGTCACAACAGGAACTTCTGGAAGTCTCACTTATTATATTATTCCTGTTCAAAGTGGAACGGGCAGTCTGCCAATCAGCGCAGAAAAATTGTCTACTGGATTTTCTAGAACAGGCAATACAGGAGCAACAGGTCCAACTGGTCCTACTGGTCCAACTGGCCCACAGGGCATTCAGGGCAACACTGGTCCAACTGGTCCAACTGGACCAGCAGGCTCTGCCGCAACCGTTACTGTTGGAACCACTTCAACTGGCCCCGCTGCTGTAACCAACAGCGGCACAACATCCGCTGCTGTCTTTAACTTTACGGTCCCTCAAGGCCCAACTGGTCCAACTGGTCCAACTGGTCCAACTGGACCGCAAGGCATACAAGGCAACACTGGCCCTACAGGCCCAACAGGAGCAACTGGAACTGCCGCAACAATTGCTGTTGGCACAACAACTACAGGAAATGCCGGAACAAACGCATCCGTAACTAACAGCGGCACATCGTCTGCCGCCACGTTTAACTTCACCATTCCTCGTGGCAACACAGGTCTTACTGGTCCAACTGGCCCAACTGGACCCACTGGCCCTGCATCGACCGTTCCCGGCCCCACAGGACCGACTGGACCTACTGGCGGCATTGGACCAGCAGGCCCAACTGGACCCACTGGCCCCGCAGGCCCACCCGGACCCGTTGCAGGCTCCACCACCCAAATCATTTACAACAATGCTGGCGTTGCTGCTGGCTCTGCCAACTTGACATTTAACGGAACAAATTTGACTTGCGGCGGCACTATCGCTGCAAACTCTGACGAGTCTTTAAAGACCAACTGGCGAGATTTACCGGACAACTTTGTTGATTTGCTGGCGCTCGTTAAGAGTGGCACATACGACAGGATTGACCAAGAGTTGACGCAAGACGGCGTGTCGGCGCAATCGTTGCAACCATTGCTGCCGAATTCAGTTTTGCTTGGTGAAGACGGAAAGCTGTCAGTTGCCTATGCAAACGCCGCTTTGGTTTCCTGCATTAAACTTGCACAGCGCGTTCTTGCGCTTGAACAACAACTGAAAGATAAGACATGAGCCACTTGCCAATTTGGTACATAGGAAGCATCCCGACAGACGTATGCGATGCGGCTGTTCGGGAGTTTATGACAATAGAGCCGCAGGAAGCCGCTATGGGCGCTGCTGGTGAACATCAAGATAAGACCCATCGTGACACGGTTCTGCGTTTTGCTCCAACAGGCCATTGGTTTGGCGGCATCATGTATGAGCATGGCATGGCGGCAAACAAGATTAATGCTTGGGACTATGACATCACGAGCCATGAGAACGTCCAATTCGGCTCATACGGCCCTGCTGGACACTATGGCTGGCACACAGACACATTCCCGCTTTGCGGCCTGCCTATGGAGCGCAAAGTCAGCGTCATTTGCTTGCTGTCTGACCCTTCTGAATACACGGGTGGAGAGCTTCAAATTAAGCTGTACCAAGAATATACTGCTGACCTGAAGAAGGGCGACATGATCGCCTTCCCTTCCATGTTGGAGCATAGAGTTGTGCCAATCCAATCTGGCACAAGGAATTCCGCTGTTATCTGGTTGAACGGCCCAAGGATGAGATGATGACCACGATTAATGCAACAGAAGCAAGGCTATCAACGCACGAAGAAGTGTGTGCCATTCGTTACGAGCAGATCAATGCAAGACTCAAGCGCATTGAAACCATCATGTTGCAGACTGCTGGCTTGATGATTATTTCTATGGCAGGGACGATTTTTTCTGCGGTGTGGATATTGAAATGAAAGACTGGGCCGTTAGCTTCATCGCTGCGGCCCTCTTTTGTGGGCTGGTGGTCTGGTGCGCCAAAGTGTTTGTCGAGGTGTTGTATGTTGGCTGAACTTGCTGCTGCTAATGCGGCCTTTGCAGTAATAAAAGGTGCGTTGGCAAATGGCAAGGAACTGTCTGCGCTCGGCTCTAGAGTGTTTGACTACTTTGACAACAAGGCAGTGATCCAAGAACGGGCCACCAAGAAGGGCGGCGGCTCCGACATGGAAGAATTCATGGCGCTGGAGCAACTGAACGCTCAAGAGGTTGAGTTGCGTGAGCGCATGGTCTACGCTGGCAGACCCGGCATGTGGGAGGATTGGCAGAAGTTCCAAGCCGCTGCTGCCCGTAGGCGCAGGGAAGCCAAGGAAGAAGCCGCCAGAGAAGCAAAAAGGCGGCAGCAACAGCTTGAGGACATGGTTGAATACATAGCCATCGGATTGGGAGTAATCGTCCTTGCTGGCCTTCTGGTGGGCGGCATCGTTCTTTACATGAAGCATTTGCGATGAGCGAAAAGCCTGAGTCCATCATTGACAAAGTGCTGACCTATGTGGACAGCCCGTTCAAGCTGTTTGCCATCCTTGTGATGGGCGTTGTGGCGTTTGCCGGGTACTTCCTGTGGCAGAACCAAGAGTTCATGTTTGACGCTTACAAGGAATCGAAGAAGCTGCCTGAGATCAACCATGCCCGTGCTGACGATGCCAGTTCCATGCTGCTCAAAAAGACAGGTGCAACCGTGGTGGCTGTGTTTAAGGTTAACCCGCTGTTTAACAGTCGGGTGCTGTACAAAGCCTACACCAAGGACGGCAGGGACAAGACGATTGAAGACATTGATGTGGGGCTGTTCAGCCAGAACACGGCCAACAACTCTGATGTGGTCAAACTGATGACCAACGAAATCCCTTGTGGGGACTACCGCTACGCTCAGTCTGAGGTGGGTTTGTGGTACTTGGAAAAGGGCGTGACGTTCACCTGCCGGGTAAGCGTACCGCCAGACAGCCACCGATTTGTTGGGCAGGTCACGGTCGGGTGGGCAGAGCCACCGCAAGACATTCAACAGGTAAAATTCATGCTGGAAATCGCCAGCGCAATGCTAACCAAAAGGGGTAATTAATATGGATTGGCTTAAACAAATCGCACCTACCATCGCTACTGCAATGGGTGGCCCACTAGCGGGTATGGCTGTGTCGGCCATCTCCAAAGCTATTGGCGTTGACCCTGACAAAGTTGGAGACATGATTAGCAACAACAAGCTGTCGGCAGAACAAATCGCACAGGTCAAAATTGCTGAAATTGAACTTCAAAAGCAAGCGCAAGAACTTGGCCTAAACTTTGAAAAGCTGGAGGTGGAAGACCGCAAGTCAGCACGGGAGATGCAAGCAACCACTCGCAGCATGATGCCACCTATCTTGGCTGGCGCTGTGACCATTGGTTTTTTTGGCATTATGGTAATGATGTTCTTTAACCAGATCGACAGCAACAACCCTGCAATTTTGATGATGCTTGGCAGCTTGGGTACTGCGTGGACGGGCATCATCGCTTATTATTTCGGCTCGTCTGCTGGCTCACAGGCCAAGACCGATTTGCTTTCTAAATCTGGAGCATCTAAGTGATTACTGCTGAACAACTTAAAGAATTGCACATTGGTGACGATTGGCTAGAGCCTTTGAATGAGGCTATGCAACGCTATGAAATCAACACGCCACTGCGGATGGCTGCTTTCATTGGTCAATGCGCTCACGAATCAGGCAACTTTAAGACCTTGCAAGAAAACTTAAATTATTCAGCGGAA